GTGTGTTCAAGATGATCAACCCAATCATCTGGTAATCCTACTATATACAATAATTCCTTAATTGTCAAGACCCTTGCGTCAGAAAATGTTCCATCACCATTGTCAGTACCCGGATGACAATTATTTTGACTGTTAATGCTGCCATTCATCATAGTGACGGTTGGTGCTGGTCTATCCCAGTCAATTCGCTTGTAAGTGGTCTTAAAGCCTTTTATGCGACGAAGTATACCCGTCTGCCTATCGATAGTTTTAGGATAGTGTACAGGGTTATCAAAGGCCGTTTTTCCCGTAGGGGTGTTGCGGATCCATTTAATGTGATTGTCATTATGAATCTTGTGAGCCATTGAGTGCCACTTAATTGGCGAATCTTGCCCCGACTCCAAACTAGGAAGATGCCCAATAGACTCACGAACAGTAATCTGACTTAGTTCAGGTTCTGGATGTCTCCAGACGGCCATATCTTTTCTGGATAGGAGAGTAATCAGTCGCTTACGATAGTGGGGTGTATCATAATCTGCTGCATCTAGAACTTTATAAACAATATTGTAGTGTTCTCCAAGCTTGCTATCAATATACGGCATGATATTAACACTATTGCCAGCATCATCAAGAATAAATGTTGTTTCACTCGCCATTCCACGAACATTCTCGATCAAAACATACTTTGGCTTTAATATTTCAGTAGCTTGAACGACTTTCTTAATTAAAGAATTTCTTGGATCATTTTTTTCTGATCTCTTGGCATTAGCCATGCTCATACCTTGGCATGGCGGAGTTGCCATAATAAAGTCAACTTCTCTTTTTTGAGATTCCCTAATAATCGAACCAAACACATCGTTATCAAGAATGCTACCCTCGATAACTAATGTATCGGGATGCATGGACCTGTAAAATTCAGCCCTGTCTTCAATAAGCTCATTCGCTACAACAATGTCAATTCCAACTTGATCAAAGTAAGTTTCACCGATACCAACATTCGCAAACAAAGATAAACCTTTCACAATAACCCCTCGTATACCTACTATTATAACAAACTACAATCCCAGTGTCAAGAAATTTCGTAAGGGAATTTTTCGTGTCTGCGAGGCTTGATTAATTCTTCATACGGTCTATCGATAATATGCTCTGCACCCACATATCTTTCGTAATCAGACCATTGTCTGGCATCATAAAACCAAGGGACTTCAATCTTTGTCGATTTTTTGTTCGTCTTCACTGAATGGAAAACAACTTTCAAAGGGAAGTGGCGAGCACTCCACCTCTTCTCCAGTGGTAACTTCTCCGATGGATAAAGCTGGTCTGGTAAAGGGGGTAAAAATTCCTTTGTTGTTTTTTGGTTGACGTGTCTTCTGCATTTTTTGAAATCCTCTCCAAACATTGTAAACGAAAGTGGCAAATCATTTTTAATGTTTTTATTATTAAATGTAAAGAAAAAGTTGTTTTTCTTGTCTCGAATTAGTTTCCTATTTTCCCTAACGACCGAAAAATCGAATAAACTTAGCGGAAATGACACATAATACTTATCTGGTGTTAACCAAGTTGAAATTCTGTGACATGTGTGCCATGCTGTGATTTGGCCACAAAGGACCGACCAACCATATGAGTCTCTTCTATCTCTGTCTTTGGGATGGACAGGAACATAGTAAATAGGTATTTCTTTTCTTTCGTGGCTAGAGAATTTTGACATCCTGTTGAAATATACAGGATCATATGTCCAATCACCAACAGTGTGTCTAACAATAGGAGCCATATCATCGTTAGCTATAATCCAAATTGTACTACAACCTGCAAGGGCACACTCATACACTGATTTTTGAATTGCCGAAAGTCCATTATTAACGGGCAGCAACACTTCTGGAAAGGTATTGATGTGATCGGTTTTTATATTGGCAATCGGTATGATACCCGCCATGTGTAATCTATAGCTCTGACTCATAATAGATAACTGTAGTTTGATAAATCAGATTCACTGGCTATTTTTATTAATTCAGGAGTAGAGAGGTTTATCTTTTTAACATTTATGGTTTCGTCCCACTCTGGGGTGTCAATTAGAACTTTGTCCCTTCTGATAATGTGTGTCTTAAAGCTCCTGTGTAGAGATTCACCATGCTTATTATAGCCATAAATTCTACCCTTCAAGCCGTTCTTTTTTAAAAGGTCAAGTAATTTAAAATTTGTCATTGTTTGTGTGAAAGATGGCGAGGTTAGTTGCTCATCAGTGAGTATTGAAAGTGCACAAGCATCTTTAACACCAGTATTCCCACAAATTCTGTCACTTGAATAGAACCAAACCTTGCTAACAAAATCATCGCTTGATTCCATGTAATCAATATGGTGTTTTCCGCCCGTATTAAAGCCAATTCTGTCAAAAACTTTATATCTGGCATTTTGTTTTTTCCTTGCAGTAATTAACTTGTAAGTTCTATTATCACCGAAATAATAACATTTGTCAAATATTATTTCACATAATTTGTCATACTCGCTTGAACATACGAGTGAATTCCCTGTATATCTAATGGTATCGCACAAGCTTGACAACGGAATTAATCCTTCCATGCTCAGCAGAAAGTAAAGCCTTTCCCATAACAAAACTTGTTTCTCACCAAAGTCAAAATTTTTAGAAAATGACTCGTGAGATTTTAAAGCATTATTTAATTTTAAAAAACTTGTGTCACATGATGGATCTAAAAATTCAAAATCGTGTGGTTTTTGCACTGCAGTAAACAAGACTGGTAACTTGTTGTAAAATGCGAACAATAAAGCCCGTAAATTACTGCCAATTACTATTCTCTCATATTCAAACTTCATGTATGTATTATAACTTTAATCTACATAATTTTTATAAAAAAGTTTTAATCCACTTGAGTTATGTCCGCCGGTATGCCAACTTGAATTCATTATGTGGTATGGCTTGTTAATGTGGGGCCAGCCAAGAGCATGACCAAGCTCGTGTTCCAATACCCGTTCTTTATTAGCATTTCTTGGAAATACAAATATTTTTGCTTTCACTATTTCTTTTGTCTTGTTTGATATGGTAATCCTAGTAGAAGCCAAATGATCTGTAAAATTAAAATCTTGGTTAGGCAGTGAAATTATTATCTCACCATATCTTGGCTCACCACAGTTTATTGTACTATCGTATCTAATATAGTCAAATGTATATCCAAGCTTTTCCCAGTATTTAACTGCCTGTGAAACTCTAAAACTGTGTATTCCAGAATTTGTGCACACCGTTATACCCGGTGCCATCCTCCATTCATTAGTGCGATTTTTTGCTAATTCTGTATAGTCAGAAACTTGTAAACCCATCAACAGCAGTAAAAAATTGATTATCATTACTCACTAGACACCTCATCATCACAATATATTCCTTCTAACATTGATTTAATATCCAAGCCAGCACAATCTATTTTTCGCTTACTTACATGATAATGACTAACAAAGCCAGAAAATTTACCATAAGCAACTTGTTGTTCATACTTTGTAGATGTGCTTCCAAACTGGTTTAAAGGAGTCTTATATGGTATTCCAGTGGCTCGATGTACGGCTTCCCAAAGTTTAGTCAAAGCCTCAAGTTGAGCGGGATAAAACCCTGTAAAAGTATCTAACTTTTCGCCATGAACCCATGCATCACTAATGAGTGGCCTCTCCCCAAAACCATGTTTTTGATACCAATCTTGATATTTTGGATAGTATGCATTTGATATTTCTACACCGATAGAAGGCCGGTTTGTTCTGCTAGATCCGGCATGCCATGCTGCATGCTGAAGATCCATTGTTTGGTAAATTGTACCATCGTTGTCAATTAGGAAGTGGACGGAGGCTCCTCTACGATTGAGCACATTTTGACAAGATTTAGAGTTTAAACAGACATCCCAATGATTTACAAAATACCTAATGCTCCTCTTAGGTCTACCAGAATAGTCATAATAGTTGCCATAAGGTGTTTCAATCCCACCTTTCTCTGACCACAAAACAAACTTGTCCCACTCAATAGGGAAAAATTCCCCATTGTAAACGATGTAATTGGAGAAATGCTTATTCTCTGGTTTGTAATCGTCAATTTCAGACTGTCGCTCAGTCCACAATCTTCTGAATGTTGTTGGTCCACATAAGCCATCCGCACTTATACCTCTTGACCTTTGCCATTTTTTTACCGCTCTGACTAGCTTATCGTCAAAGTATTTCTCTCCAAACCAAGAAGGTTCCCACCCAAGCTTCTTGGCAGAAGCCTCGTTGTAGAAATTTTTATCCATTACATATTACTTTATTTTATTCAGTAATCCCTATAACATAGTTGTCTAAAATTACATCATAATTAGTACTGCCAATGGTAATTTGCTCAACCATCGAGCGATCAATGATTATTTTGTTATTTTGAAATAAATTAAATCTCACATCGTCGGCCGCTTTGATTACAGTGACTTCGGAATATCTTTGCTCCTCTGGTTTATAATCTTCTGGCAACAAAACCACAGAACTCGTCTCTGCTGGTTTAGGTGGCATTTTAATTAATATATACCTGTTAACTGGATTAAACATCTCCTATCTCCTTATGAATTAATTTTTGTTGTGTAAAGTATTCTTCTTTTGTCAAGAAAACATCTTTTCGCTTACCGCACCTTTTACATACAACTGTTAGGTGGATATTTTCACCCAACATAGTACGAACATTACCAATTGGTCGGTAGTAACAGCATGTATCCAAAGCCCCACACTTATCTCTTAAAGTTGCTTTATCTACTAAGTGATTAAAGTTCATCATTACCTCTTCAAATTTCGCAAGACTCTCCGTCACAATACTTTGTGCCTATACCAGCCACATCAGTTTCTATTCTTTGAATTGGGGTGATTTCTGCCGACATCTCTTTAAATTGTTCCTCTGTAATGGGCTCGTAGGGGGCTTGCTCATAACCAGTGTCTTGATATTTGAGAAAAGAAACAGCCTTTAGTCTTGTTTCATACATTTCAAGTGCACTCTTTAATTGATCTGATTCCTGCTCTCTAAAAGTAACCGTGACGGATACAGCATTATCAGCCCAATAGTTTTGATATTGTGCCGCAATCTCTAGTTGTTCCCACATACTAACATCTTTTTTACCTTTTGTAAAGAATTCTTCATGGATCGGAAACTCAACAACGGTTGTGTTGGGTGAGTATTTGTCCTTTTCGGTTCTGTAACCGGCTTTCTGCAGTTGTGGCACGATTGGAGAAGAGTTAGAAAACCTAATACGACGAATATAGAACTCACTTTCTGGGAAATGGATACCGGGGGTTGAGCCATTAAGCAGGGAAACAGTACCAGATGGTTTTATAGATGTCATCTTGATTGACTTCGGCACACACAACCAATTGGAATACTCCGTATCCAATTCACGAACATAGTCGTATGCATCGTCGCACCAGTCCATCATAGTTCGGCGGCCGTGCTTATTGAAAGCTTGAACAATTCCTGATTGAGACAGGCCGATGCGACGGTTTTTAAGCATCTTAGCATTTGTTTCAGGCCAATGAGTGTTAACAAGGGTAACAGTTTTACCATAAAGATAAGCACACTTGAGTGTTTTTACATAATCGTCATAGTCTTCATGCTTTGCAGGGAAAGTCTCAACGAGACAACACATTTCAGCATTATGCAGACTTTGCTCCACACATGGATTGAAACCCATAACCTCTGCATCATCATAATTTACACCGTCCTTGAGCCTTCCAAATGCACGGGCATTCTCAAGCCAAATGTATCCCGGTTCGCCATTGTTTTGTGACTGTTCGGCATGCCATTCATAATCCATTCCAACTTCAGCATTAAATGAGTTGTTTGAGCCCCATCGGTGGTGATACAGTTTTTCTTGATCATTTTTCATTTCGAGATAACGAATGTCATCATGTTCGCCAATCGCAAGGGCTGCTGAACGACGAACATTACCAGCTACGACACAGCGACCAATTAAGTTTTCTGTATCCACGATGTCCACGGAGGATATCGGCTCTCCAATCTTGTTGGAATATAGTTCTGTTAAATTCTCATGAAGTTCGATAAGTGGGCCTGCACCGGAGGAGGTACCACCAAAACCAAGAATTGGGGCACCTTCTGGTCTAATATTGGAGTAATCAAATTTAGGGACATTGGCACCGTGAAAAAACCCATCAAGCAGAATATGAACGGAATTAACCCAGCCCTCGCGAGAATCATCAATCACATGTGTGTCATTAGTGTAAGTCGGCTCTTTGATCGTGACGGTTCCAGCACCCTTGGTATCAAACCCGACACCAACACCTACCATTAAAGCATCCATGATCCAAGAGAAAATATAGCCGCCTTTTCGATCAATATCTTGAGTAGAACGGAAAGCACAATTAAACAAAGCTGCCCCTGTTCTCTCCTCAACAAATTTAGTGCCCATCATCCACAATCCTCGGCCGGGTGGTGTCCACTTCAAATTAAAGAGACGATCAAAAGCATCCTTTGCTGTTTTCTGGGCTTTATTGTCGTTCCACTCAAGGCCAAGACCCACAACATGTTCCTTCTGGATATTGAACATACCCTCAATAACACGACGACATGTTTGCCACCATTCTTCTGTGCCAGTGGCATCTGGCTCTATTTCGCTAAGCCTTCGGGCATAAGTCCTTTTAAAAGTTACATAACCAAGCGGACCCCAAGGTACCTCTGCTGTTTTATATGGTTCCACGAAGGAATCGGACAATCTGAATTTTCTGATGGTGCTTAAAGTTCTCATTATTTATTTTTTCCTTTTTAGTTTTCTGAATTTAGCATATTTGTCTTGTAAAACCTCTCTCTGTTCTTTTGGAGTTAGAGAAGTTGGATTACTTGCCACAGGAGGCTGTTGTCCTGCATTGGTTGGTATGATTGTATTAGATTTAGGTAGCACCCTAATTTTTACATTAGAAGTGTCCATAAAGATATTATATATCATTCCATCGGGCCCGTTACGATTTTTTGCAATAAAAATCTTACCAGTATTATTTTGTTTGTCCTCAACTGTGCGGGACACGGACATAATAAAATCCGCCACAAAGCACTTATTGAATGCTTCGGAAATCTGCTCCATTGTAATCACTTCAGCATTTAATCCAGAACGGTTAGTTTGCGAAGCGGTCCAAATTGGGCACTCAAATTCTGTAGATAGGGCTCTCAGTTCTTCATAAATTGACTCAAGCTCGGCTCTTTTTTCTTTTCTAATGACCACAGGCTTAAGCAAATCAGCATAATCAACAATAATCATGCCCGGGACTGTTCCTCTTTTTTTAAGTTTGGTGAGGTGCGAACGAATACTATTAGTTGAGGCTGATTTTGTCGGATATTCCTTTACTATAAGTCTGCCCTCGACATCTTTAACAGATTCGTAAATCTCTTCTTTAAATGATAAGAGATTGGACAGTGGGAAGCCGGTAATACAACTGTCGTACCTAGAGGCAACCACTGTGTCTTGAAGCTCAAGGGTGTAATGTACAACAGTCTTACCCTCCAATATTGCTTGGGCACCCAAATGCACCAACACCATTGATTTACCTGCTCCAGTAGGAGCTACTACAACACCCAATTCTTGACGGCCGAGACCGCCACCACATATCTTGTCAATATCGTCCCAACCAGTTGTTACCGGCTTTCTAAAACGGGGTTTGTATCTTTCTTCAAAGTCAGCAAGATAGTCATGACCAAAATTGTTTTCGGAGCCCAATACGAGAGAGTCATTTATAATCTTAGATATTTCATCAAATGAGCATGTCTGAAGCAGACCAACAGACTTCATCATTGCTTCTTTCAAGTTTTGTTTTCTGCAGAAGTCTAGTGAAGTTTCTTTAACATAGTCAGCATCACCATCAATATCTTTTGTCAGAATCTTGGTAAAGTATTCTTTTACCTGTAATCTGACAATCTCGTCTTCATCCTCTAACTCGGTGTTCAGGATTGATGCAACAGCATTTGCAGAGGGGTGTGAGCCATACTTATCACGATAATTAACTATTTTTCGTGAAAATACTCGCAGGTATTCAAGCTCTAAAAAATTTAGATCCAGTACCTCAGTAATCTGATCCGCAAACGGTCGATCTTGATAAATCAGTTGAACTAGGTTTTCTTGAAATGATTTACCATAGTCTGCGAAATTAGGCTTACTTTGCAAAGCTACCCCCGTGGATTAATAAGTATAACTGAGTTTTGTATAAAGTCAACTTAGAAACAATCAATTTTAATTCGATTCATATTAGTTTTTAGGTCTTCCCAGTTAAGTTCACCAAATCCATCTTCCATCATTTTACGATAGATTTCTAACTGATTGAAATTGCACTCAAAGTTCTCTATTGCATTGTCAACAAACTTCTTAGATTGAATCGAGAGTTGAGGTGAGTAAAGTTGCATCATTTTGTAATTATGTTCGATCACCTTGCGACCATCTATTATATTTGTGAAGAATTTTAGCTTACTATCAGCATTTTCACAGAATAATATTACATCATCAATCGTATAATCTTTCTCGGATGCTAAAAATGACAACCTCTTCTTAACAGAAGTTATGCCAGCACCCTTGATACCCGGCAAATTATCAGATGTATCACCAATAATTGATCTAGCTAAAGCCATATTAGTTGGGTGCACACCAAAGTTTTCAATTACTCTTTTGGTATTCATTACCTCATCAACTGTTGGGCGATACAGAATGGTGTCCTCATCACAAAGCTGCAAAAAATCCTTATCGTTTGAGATAATAACCTTTTGCCAACCATCGTAATGACTCATTCTAGTAACATATGCTATGACATCATCAGCTTCGACCTCTGGGATCATTATCTGAACAATGGGCATCTGGTTGATGTAATCAATTGTCCTGCTTTGCTGCCATATCTTATTTTGTAAAATCTCGTCTTCGGTAAGATTCTGCACAGAACGATTTAGCCGCAGGGGCTTACGGCCGGCCTTGTAGTTTTTATCCATGCTCCGCCGTTTACGGGAACCATTTGGGCCATCCCAAACAATAACAACAGAATCTGGTTTAGTCATTCTCACAAGTTTCTGTAAAATTTTAAATGACCCTTTAATGCCTCCAATTGGATCACCATTGGTGGATAAGGATGGATCAACGATATATGCTCTCAAAAACATATTCAGTGCATCAATAATGATCACACGATTTTTATCTGTTTTCATAAAAAAACCCTCCGACTGATTTATTATAACCAATCGGAGGGCCAGAGTCAAGTATTTTCTTTACTCTTTTACGGGAACTGATATATCTTCTGGATCTTCGTAAAACTCTTTTGCATTCCCTTGCCGCTGATCGAACTTCTGTACGATCTCTTCATCCATCACCTTAAGGACACGATTCTTAAACTCCTCATCAGAAGTAATAATGCTAGTCCACTTGGATGGTTGGAACTTTTTAGTATATCCATCGGGAGTTGAGAATGTATACCAAGCTCCTGCGGATGTAAGGTGTTCCGAGCCTTTAATTGCATCAAACCAAGACTCCTCATCACGGATTCCAACATCATCAGTGCCCCACATGATGCGGAAAGCACAAGAGCGACCTTGAGTACCGAAACGAGACTTCTCAAGTTTCACCTTAACTTCGGAGCCGATACGGAACCCTCGTTCATCTTCGATAAATGCTGACTTAGCTTTTCGACCGGTCAACCAAATACGAAGTGAATAAGCATAATGCATCGCCTTACCACCGGGGGTGATATAAGGTGTTGTCATTGCTATTTGTCGGGCCATGGGGCCCTGTGGAATATTTGTCTTCAACTGATTGAGGACAATAAATGTTGCTCGCTTATCCGCAATCGGAATAACAAGCTTTGACATTCCCTTCGCGAGAATGCGGGCTTTGACAGCCATTGATGATTGAGGATTGAAATCGCCCTCAACATCAGAGATTGATGGTGTGAAAGCTAATGAATCCCAGATAAATACTAGTTGTTCATCAGTCGCACCCAATAATTCTTCAATAGTCTCAAGCACAAACTCCACAGAGGATGCTTGCACATACATAAGACGGTCTAAATCGCAGCCTGCTCGTTCCAAAAACATTGGATCAATAGCTGACTCAGAGTCAAAATAAACGACCATCTTGCCCGCTTTCTGGGCATTTGCGGCAATCTGTGTTGCCATATAAGATTTACCAGTTGCTTCTAATCCTGCAATCTCGGTAATCTTACCAACCGGGATTCCAGCCACCTGTCCCTTGGCAATGATAGAATCAAGCCATCGGGATCCAGTTGGGATCCACTCCTTCACAGCAGTTGGGTTATCACCCGTCAGATTGTGTGCCACATTCTGTCCTGCTTTTTTATTTACAATCTTCATTAGATCCTGCATATCTACACGACCTGCTTTGCTGGCTTTTTTTCTAGCCATCATACAACCTCCTTGGAATAAAAGCAGCAGACTTTGACCGGTCTGCCAGCGGTTTCCCACACACTAAACTATTTACTTACTGCTCATAAGCTCGTCAAAAGCTTTATCGACATCGCTTGCGGAACTACTTTTTCCATACGCTGTAGTTTCACTAGACAAGGATTCTGCTGATGATGGGTTTACTAGTTGTTCATCGAGAATGGTGTCGATTTCTTCGGGTGTCTTTCTCTCAAAAAGAGAACCGAAATCTGGCATGCGATCGAGGAGGGCAGGGATCGCTTCCGTGTCTTCAAGCAGAGAAGATGTGTTTCGTCGCATCTTCATGCTAGTTTGTGGGTAAGCACCGGGTGTGGTAGGCTTAGTATAGGTTAGTGTAATGTCAGTACCCTCTTGAGTGTCTGTGATGTCGCCATACTCAGGGTCAAGAATATAACCAAGAAGCAATTCGTATGCCTTCTTACCATAACCATAGACCTTAATTCCTTCACTTTCGCGGCCTCGTAAGACTACTGGTGAAAAATATCGTGCACGAACAAAAAGAGACTTGGCTAGTTTCTTACCTTCATCGTCATTAGTCTCTGAAGATTCCTTCCACACTGCAGATGCAAAATCACAAACAGGGCATCGCTCTCCAAAGTTTCGCTTGGGACAAAGGATGCCTCCTTTATGCTCACCTACATTATAGTGGAAATACATTTCCTTTAACGGGTCGCCATCCGCTGTTGGGACAATACGAATATCTTGATCGCCCTCTTCAGGTTTAAAAAATAACGAGTCACCGTCTCGTTGACCTTCTCCTCGCAGAGAAGCAAGCTTCTTCCGCATTAGATCCATATTGATTGACATTAGTTTTCTCCTATTGTTGTTTTAAAGTATATCAAGCTTTCCTTGATATCTAATGTATCACTCTTGCTCTATCTTGTCAAGAGTATTTTTATTTGTTTGTGTCGCATTTGTATGGGCCACGACAAACCCAAAGTCTGATAATTCTGTTTCATAAATCGAATATGAAATCTTCCGAAAAGTGTTTCTAGGCTTACTTTTCAAGATGTCAACAAGTTTTTTATGAAGACCAACTTCCCCCTCAAGTCTTTCAGAATTTATACACATATAATAACACAGTTCCCGCTCCATGTCAAGGTCATAAAGCCACATTTCTGACAATTTTTTCATATCTAACATACCAACGGAGCGAATGCGACTAATATCGCTTGGCTTAGACATATTGCCGACATGTGGCTCAGTGTGTTCAAAATAATTTAAGTAATGCACGGAAGAATAAATTGTCTCATTTAATGTATCGTAGTAAGTCTTAAGATTGATGGACGAATGTATTTTTTCAATACTCTCATTAGAAAAGATAGTGAACGATCTAAACTTGCCGGATCTTGCATACTCTTGCAAAACACCAAATACAGTATTTTCAACCATTTTTGGAATACCAGTTAAAAGTTCGGTGTCTGGTTTGATATAAAATACATCAATTTCTTTGTCTTTAATTTGCTCTAAAATTCCAAGACTGTAAATAGAACTTAATGATGCTCCGGCAACAAAGACTTGTACTCTGTCTTTGAGATCAGCAAAAAAAGTGGTTAAATCCGGTATGTTTTGCTCGTATTCTTCTGGATTTTCATACACATTTAATTTGTGTTTTCGCTTTGATCGTTTCTTAACTTTGCTGTTAAGCATGTACACATCGTACTGTGGAATGCTTGAAAATTTTTCAGCAATCGCAGAAGCTGCATTGCCGATACCTACAATAGAAATCATATTTTTAACTCTTCCAAATCTTGGTAGTTTTTACCCGCACTTAAGTTTACCATGAATTTGTCTAATTTATTATTAGAAAATATCTCTTTAATTTCTGGTACCAGATCTCTGTCCTCGTCCGATAAATCAATGGCGATCTCATCGTGAACAATGTGGGACACAAAACTTTTCTTATCTTGTAAAAATTTATCAATCTCTACTGCTCTGTCAACAACAAGATCTGATGTTGTGCTTTGTACAATATAGCTGAGGGCTCTTCTTCTGTCTACAGGGATATTTCTACCAAATGGAGTTGAAACCTCGCCATCTGAATAAAAGGCTTCAACAATCGCATCGCGATCGTAAATTTTCGATTGGATGACTTCTGATTCTGGATTGTACAGCCAACCAAAAAACATTACCTTCGCATCATCACGATTTAAAATCACATCATCATTGTTAATCGAATTGAATACATTTGCGATGTTCCATGCATGAATATCGTCTTCTGGCTGTGGGTGACCCAAGAGGGATAAGACTGTACGAACTTCTGCCCCATTGTAGTCAAGTGATAAAAACCAGTCGTTGTGAGGCTTTACAATCCTTCTGAAGTCCTTTTTCATGGTCAACATGGGAAATGATGCTGGGTATGTGGCAAGACGGCCTGTAACAGTTCCAAAGAGGTTATAATCGATAAACTTATTTCCGTTTAATATTTTTTGTAAACCCAGACGGTTATTGGTAGATGTAAAAAGCGACTTGCAGTCAGAAGTTTGAATATTTAAATCTTGCTCTCTAATCTTGTGAAGTAATTTATATGATTTATTAAGGAAATCATAATTATCCGGCTTTTTCATTGTCGCAAAGACATATTCAGTTATTTTATTCTTTACTTCACAAAATTGAACTAATGAGTCTTCAGGTATTAGATCAAAAATGCAATGTTCTCGCATGTTAATTTTGGCTATCTTGAAAGATTTGTGGAATGCCTCCATTTTTTTGATTGAGGATTTTAATTCTTTTTCATATTCAGGAGGGCACGAGTCTAGTAAATTTTTACCACCATTATATAACCATGCATATTCTATATTTTCATCACGGATAGAGCCAGTGTATCGCCATGTTCTTGTTAGGCCCGATGGAATGTTCTCAAAATGAAGCCGACCATCACAATACACACCCACACATTCTGTTTTATCGTCAAGTGATTGAAAATACATTAATATCCTGATGTTGATGATGTTGATGATGAACTAGAAGAGCCTTGAGAAGTTTGCTCTTTCTGCTCATCATCCATTGTAACATTATTAATGAGGTCTGTCAAGGAGCCACTGTATGTGTATGTTTGTGCTACCACCTTTTCAAATGTACTAATTGCTTTTGGTAGCCCTTTCATGCTCAATAAAGACATTGAATCGTTTATTATTTTTTTTTGTTGATGACCTTTTAATTTTAGCTTATTTTCTTTAATTCTAATACTCATATATTTCTTCAAAAAGTAGTTGAAAGGATATTTTTTTGTAAATTGTTCAATGGTAAAATCTTCTGGAGTTATAATTCTCTGAATAGTCCTATTATCCTTAGAATTGTTGCATATTTCTTTTTTTATGTAGGGTCGTTTAACGGCTTTGTAAGTACTGAACATTAAATTTTTAAGACTGCTAACGTCATCGATATAGGCCGGTATGTATCCTCTGGAAAGAATATCAAATGTACTAGTAAAATTGCAATTACTAGTATTTCTTGCATATGTTAGCATTTCGGGCGAGCCTATGTTTGCAACAAGTCTAAACGGATTTGATTTATCAACCCAAAAACCAAAACTTCTGCATGCATTAAGATAAAATTTCCAATTTGGACTCTCTTTAAAATTCTTTATTTTTTCATCATCATTAGCAAAGCTTTGATCAGATATTTCAATCACTAAACCCGATACATTCATGGGGCAATATTTACTTTTTATAAATCCAGAAAATGTTAATGGCATTTCGTCTATCATTTTAGAAACAAAATTATCAAAAAACATAATAAATTGATTAAAATTATCAAATTTAATATCCTGTTCTAAAACTTGTTCACTCATAACCTCGACAATTTTCTGCAAGTACTCTGAATAAAGTGTTTGAGGATCTTGATATGCTTTTGTAACTTCAAGTGTGCTGAGAAATTCATCATTTTGATTTATTTCGCCAGTCAATATTTTCTTTTTAAACTGTTGATTAAGATCATTAAATGCTTGAACAACAAAAGCGGCTGCTTGTAAGCCGGTCTGCTCTGTATTAGTCTGAGATATTGTTGTTAAAGGCATGCCTGCAGTGTCAAATACTATCGGTAAAAACAAGTTATCAACTCGGCCGTAAAGATATCTCTCAGCGAAATAAAAATCTATTAGATTCTCATATTCACTTTCATTAACAATAACATCATAAAATATTTTTTTTGCATATAGAGATTTTGCTTTTCCATTGTTGTTTTCTTTAAATAAAATTGCCATTGTGTGCCCTCTTTTTTAGTTTAGTCAGTTGTTACACCCACGGTGTCAGGTATATCAGTTGCTCCGGGGATCGACATTTGAACATCAAGTATCTTTGTAGAAGAAACAGCACATTTTTGTTTTTTATTACCTTGACTTTCAATTTTTGTGCCAGACTCTCCTGCTGGAGTAGCATCCGACTCCAAACCTGCAACCCATTTAGCGGTGATTTTAGATTCAGCCAAGCCCTCTGCAAATCTATGTGAAGATTCTATAATCATAAAATAGCCACCAATTCCGTATTTGGACAATTCCAATTTATTGAATTTGGAAGTTTCATTACTATAGTTTGAAGTGCCGGGTGCAAAACCTCGTGGATTAATGAATATGTATGTACCCGGATATGCAGTTGAATTTAAAAATGTATCTATATTTGCATCATATACCTCTCTCAATTGTTGTAGGCCGTCAAAACCTTCCTGTTCAAATCTTAATTCTTTGAGACCCGTAACATTGGTTCTGGTTAGATCTATCTTTTTAACAATCCCATTGTTTTTACCAAGTATGTAATGAAAAATACCATTTGAAAGATCAATTTCCCTGTCACCGGCCATTAATTTTTGTGGTTGCGATCTTCCAGCATAAAAAATCATATAGTTTGTTTGTTTTAAAAAGTGTTTAGTTGGATTTGGCAAATCTCTGGAGCCCATGGTATTTAATACACCCGTTAACCCCAAACTTGGCATATTATATCTTGTTAATTTTGATTCTGGGGAACCGGCCGGGGCTTTTCGTTTAGCGTCAAAAATTTCTGCGGATATCTCATCATACTCACTTTGGCTGTAAGATGAGATATTTGAATTATACACTATTAATCTTTGTTTAACCTTGCCACCAAAGCATGCTTCACTGTTCAAAAAATTTCTTACATAGTTTTTTATAAAATCATTAACAAATGCCGATAGACTATACTCTATTCTATCTCTAGCTACAATTTTTGATGTCATCCACTCAGCAAAATATGTTAGCGATATCGGAATATCTCCTAATGATACATTTTTGTAAACACCGGGTTTTCTAGGGTTTCTAATTTCAATCGGTCCAAGTACAACTCTTAGATTCCTATAGTTTTCTAGCATTCTTGTCAGTTTTCTTTTTTCATCTTGATATAAATTAGCTCCAATTTTGCCTTTTATTTTTTCAAGTGACTTAATATATCCATTGCTTGATAACGATGTCTCAATGTTTTCCATTATAATAGCTATAAGATCGTTGAGATAAAAATAATTTATTTGCTCTAAAGAATTAGTATCAACCTCACTGTTAATTGTTATTGCCTCTGGCACTTTAGAACTTGAGTCTGTAGTAGATGTGGCACCCTTAGCATCCTTTTTGGGATCAAGGGTGGTATCAGAAATATCATCAGTTATACCGAGAGTATTGAAAATGTCTAAACTTTCATCAGACAGCGGATCTTCAGCAAAATTTGCTAATTTTTCATAGGGAACTTTAAAGTGATAGACTCTGCCTCTTTGTATCATTGTTTCTATGAGTGTTCTAAGCGAGTCAGCCTTTAATTGTTTAAATTTCTTTGCATCTAATTTTTTTTCATTCTCAATTTTATCTTTTAAGCACAACTCTTCATATCTTTTAATTAATAACTTTCTTTCATAGCTTTCTGATGTTACTCTGACATCCGAAAATATGTTAAAATACGATTGATCAAAAAAATCTTCAATGTAGGATAAGTAATTTATTTTAAATTCTATTTCGCCGCCTTCCCTAAATTTAAATTCGTGAATTGTCGGTGTTAATGCTAAAGTTGTAAAGCTATTGTTCACTGCATCTTTTATTTGTTGTCTAATTTCAGCAGCAGTTTTCTTATCTAAACCGGGAGACTTTGGAATGTGCAGATTATTTGGAAGTTCATATCCCACAACTGCTTTCAATCTAAACTTTAATTTATCAAGATTATCTATAACAGCTTTTGAACTTTTATCGGAGACAACATTTTGCTCCATTAAGGCTGTCCCAGTTTTAAGTGCCAAATCAGCATAAGAGTATTTAAAATTTTTAAATTCTCTCTCTTCTAAAAGCTCTTCAAAAGATGCAGCATATATAGTTAAACTTGCTTCTATCGATTTTTTTACAGCAAAAGGGTCGCTACCTTTAAATGTAAAGGAAAAGTCTTTTAGGCCCACCCCAAAACCTCTTCTGTTGTTGCCTTTTAAATATTTTGTAATGTCATTTGGGGTTTTCTTTAGTCCTTTGCCAAACTCAATTTTTGACGGAAACTCAATAGGTATTTGATTATTGTTTTCATCAACTTTGTATAGTCTAACCATTGGCTGCAATTGAGATAAAACTGAGTTTGGCATATTAAACAACTGAGCCGTACTTTTTTGTTGTGTCAATCTATTAATGAAACCAAATGGTTGAGTTTCAACTTGCAACGGCCGATTAAAACCGCTTGATTTTCCCTCTTCGTATGGCAGCTTAGTTAGCTCATCCATAAATTTTCTTTTTATGTCTATTATCTCATATATGTTTTGTAACATAAAACATTGTTCTTTAAAAGTTGTACTGACTTGTTTTATTGTTAATGAATTCAGGCTGGTGTCGCCTCTTATATCTGATTTTGAAGCTTCAAGTTCCGCTACTCTACTCGCCTCTAAACGATTTCGATCGAGTCGGTCTATTGTGTCGAGCTTCTCTTGAACGGCATCGAGATCTTTTTGAATCGCCTTTTGATACTTATCAGACAATTCTAGTAATTTTGCTGACTCGTTTCTGAGTGCTAAGTTTGAGTTTACTAATGCCTCAAGAGCCTTGGTTTTTTCCGAATTAGGATCTAAAGCTTTTTCATTTCGATATTGTGCCGAAAGTTGATCATTATTGGCAAGATTGCCTTGAATTTCAGGTATAATATTATTAACTAAAGCATCCAAATTTCCGTCATTGATTGCTTCTTGTAAGACACTCTCATTAGTGTTTTGCAAGCCAACAATAGTAGAATCGGTAGCAAGTTCGGAGTCAATTTCAGATAGTCTTGTTAGATTATCGTTATTATTAGCAAGAATGCTGGATAAATTTGCTGATTTGCTTATAAAAGATCCGTAATTACTCTCAATCCATGTTCTTCTATTAATATGTTTTTCATCAGCATATTTTTCTAATAATTGTTCTTTAGTTATCGCCATGTTTATAATCCGTATGCTTCAATAACTTGTTCTATATTCAATGGTATTGTTATGAGATCACCCGGGAAAAAATCAGCTTCTGTTGGGCGGCCGTTATACCAAGCAATAATCCACCAAAGTGTAACATCATTGTAATACTGATCCGCGAGTTTGTAAAGCCTGTCACCTACGGTGTATATGATCTGTGTGGAGTCAATGTTAATACGATCGGACACGGTAGGGTGTCTTAAGATTGGTGTCTCAAACTGTCTAATGTTTTTTAGATTATTACGAGTTTGTCGCAACCTTCTGTAATACTCGTTTGAGTTATTTAAAATTTTATGTTTGTTGTAACGGCTCATAATTTATTTTCCTAACTAACAAATTCGTCAAGATTTTTGAATTCAACTTTTCCTTTATCATCTGGGTTTGATACCCCGTTGCGCGCATCCTCAAGATAATCTCTTTTTGCTTGTTGCCTTTCATTCAATTCACCTTTTTTATTAAGCCTGTTCAATCTTTTTTCGTCTTTTTTGAATCTGGCTCTTCCACCAAAAGTTCCGTATCTTGCTTTGGCATTAGCAATGTCCTGCTCTCTTTCTTCTTTTTTGTCGCGTTTGGCTTGTCTTCTGTTGGTCTCTTGTTCAAAGGTATTAATCCTTGATATCGCATCCATGTCAACCTCGCCTTCCAGCTTAACACCATAGGGAAATCCCTTGTTTGTGAAACTATCATTTTGCCAACCAAGTGTGTCCTCATGAATAACATCAAAGGAAAGATTAATTTCAATTAATTTAGGTAAAACAGTGTTTTTATCAACATACAAAACTCCAATATCATGATTTTCAAGATTATGCACAATTGTCATGCTTTTAATTACACCAAGTGCACCCCTAGATGAATCGGAATTAGATTTGTATTGTTTTAATCCCGATGCTGTAAAGCCCGAATCTCCTAAGTCTGCTTCATTTTTTTCACCGTCGTTAGAAATATTAGTTAACAAATTCATCACCTTTAGTCTGACTAGCGGAGTTTGAGAAATGGTAAGTGCATCGATGGTGTTTGCAGACCCTAAGTCTGTATAATTAGGGTAAACAAATTGAGCTAGTGTTTGAGCTTTGCCAAGATTTTCATAAGCTTCACTAACAGAAGCTGCTGGTACCTTCCAGTTTAAACTAATATTTCTGGTTGTATTTTTAAATGTGTAAATTGGATCTGTTCTTCCAAAAACAGTTTCTTCGGTATATGAGGGTGCTAAGGAATCTGAGAATGTTGTAATGAATGCTTTAAAATAAACATCTTCGCCACTTGGGACATGTTGAAATGAAATGACAGCCTCATGATTATTAGCAATACTATCAGTGGCAGCATAATATGCAGGATAATTTTTATTTTTAATTTCGCCGTTAGGTCCGAGACCTTGGTTCGAGTCAGTTAGTCTTCTAAATCGATCAGCTTCTAGTACTGCATTGTCGTCAATATCATTTTCAAATATCGTTACTTCATATCTTTGATTATTAAATCTTGATTTTGGATCTTTTGCCATAACCTATATACTCCTATTTTCTTTTTCTCATTGCCTGAGAAACTTCTGTACCAACAACATTCTTGATGTATGTTCTAAACTGTTCACCTTCAACAACTAAGTTTACATTCATTTCTGGCTGGAATGTTACATTGCTTTCCATTTCCCCATCGGCTCTAACAAAACTACCTGCTACAGCGGCTGTTTGTGCGAATGCCAGCGAAGCACCGGATGGAACTTTTGCCATAGCGGATGCGATGGCTTCAATTTCTGCTCTCACTAATTTTAGTCCCGCAGTATTATCAATTAAATTAGTTAAATTTGTTGTAAAATCAGCCAGTGGTTGAGCGTTTATATCAGACATGGCTAAACTCAAACCCGTTATTCCGATAACTACCAGAGCAAGTCCCGGTGCGGCGAGCAAACTAAGCGTCCCAAGAGTCAAGACAGCCCCAGTGAGCACTGTAATAGCTGAAGCCATTGACATTATACCAGTCGATTGATCTCCTAAGCCTGCAAACGATTGAACCATAAAAGACATGCCAACTGCTGCGAGGGCAACAGCAGCACCAATTGCTAATAGGGCACCTGCGAGACCGGTCGCCGGTACGGCTGCAGCAAATGCAACTTTAGCAAATACTGCAAGCCCAATCCCAAGTATTGCTATACCAGCAACAGCACCTATAATTTGATCACCTGTAAGTTCACCAAATGCTTCTACTAAGAATGACACACCAAATGCCGCCATTGCAACAGATGCACCAATGGCAAGGATTGGGCCCGTCATTCTTGCAAGGTTTTGAGCAGCATCACCAGATGCCTCGCCCATTGCTGTAATGGCTTCGGCTGCATCTTCACCAACATCTGCCAATGCTCCGGCTGCATCTGCTTGTGCTTTAAAACCGCGGGCCGCGGCTTCTGGAGCGGCTGCATTAGCGGCATTGCCAAAAATCGCACCAAATACAGATTTTAAAACACCACTTTTTTTAGCGGCAGCACCGGTGACTGCATTGACACCCGCTATGCCAGCTCTTAATTTTTGGAACTGAAAAAAGGCTTTTGCCAAGCCTGCACCCGCTAAAGCAATTGTCAGTGCTTTTATGTTTTCGATAAAGAATATAACAATTTTTGAGATCCCCATGATGGTCGATTTCAAAGCATCCATAAATATATCGTCTTCGGTTAATTCTTCAGCTAATTCTCGCAAACTAACAATAACTGGTTGAAGCACAGGCACTAATGCGGCTAAGGTTGCTTTAAGTTCTTCTTGAATACTCTGGTTTGCTTTAGTTCTTTCTGCTAATTTTGCAAAATCGTCAGATGACATTTGTGTTGCACCAGCTAAATCTTCAAAATTACCGCTCATTAATTTTGCTAAGTCACCAACATTATCTAAGCCGGCAGCATCTGTAAAGAATTTTCTTTGGTAGTAGGACATGTCGTCAAAGGATAGACCCGTATCTAAAATAGAGTCTCTAATCATCTGAAACCTTTCAGCGGGATCAGTAGCCATCATTAGGTCCATGGCATTAACAAAGTTTCCACCTAGTGCTGCATTTAATTTACCTGCTTGTGTGGCTGCTCCCTCAAAGGTGTCAAACTTATCTGTAATCTGCATCAGCTTGTTAATTTCAATTCCTGTGACCTTAGAGGCAATAGCCAAGTCTTTGAATGCCCTAGGGCCATCAGAACCTAGCTTGGCGATAGATTCACCAATACCGGCAAAATCAGATGCAATTTGTTGAGGAGTTCGGCCGATTATCGTTCCGAAGTCAGCCAAATCTCTTGCGGTAGCTGCTGCGGCCTCTCCGGTTTGATTAAAGAACTTTGTTGTGTTTTCTATTCCAACGGAAAAATCTCTGTTAGATACACCAAGTTTTTCGAGAGTGGCGGCTGTGGCGGTAAGTTCTGTTCTTAAAGATGTATTAGCGGAAGAAAAACCAGTGTATGTTTTAAACAACGATTCAAACGATCTTTGCTGGTCCTCAACACTTACACCAAGTCTTGCCATTTCTTGTGTGTTTGCGAACACCGCATCGGCCATTTCTCTGTTAATGCCTAAGTTTTTCATGAGTTTAGATGAAGATTCATCAACATCAAATGCAAGCTTAATCATTGTGTTGGCAAGACCACCAATTGCACCAATTGCAACTCCAGAAGCAGCACGTATGTCCATCAGGTTGCCACCAAGTTTATAAACTCGTGCCATTAAGTCTACTGTGACAATTTCATGACGGCCGTAGACTTCAGTAAGCTTCATCATTTCAGCAGCAGTTTTCTTAGCTGCTCTTGACATGTTTTCTTGCTCTCTTACTTGAAGTTCTAAGCTACCAACCAGAGCATCAGAAGCTTCTAGTTGGCCCCTCATAGCATCAGTCATATTTTCACCCGCTTGTTGGGCTTCAAGTTTTAATGCAGCATTCGCCCTTCTTGCCTCGTCTAGTTCCTCGCGAGTTTTATTAATACGAGTGTCCATCATCATGCCAAAGAAAGTTTCGTTATCTCGCAAAATATCACGATAGTCTTTCATTTCTTCGTTGATACCTTCAAGTAGCTTTTTAAATTCTCTTAAAGTTTGTGGATCAAAATTATCTTGAGACATAATAGTTTCCTGCTTAATTAATTAGTTGCAACAAAAAAAGACAGGGATTAACCCTGTCCGTATTTTTTGCTATAGCTTGATGGCATTGGCGGTGAATTGTTCGATGTTAGTGTTTGAGAACCACCACGAGATTTGCTTGCATTTTCAATAGCTTCCTTCTCGTCATTTAACTGTTTTGAAAGTCTTTGCACAAACCATTTTCTAAGACCAACAGGTAAATTGTAAGCTTCGGAGAAAGACCATCCACCAGCATATTTCAAAAAGAAAAATTGCTCGTAGATGTTCTCCATGTATTCATCGGTCAGGCCAAAAAAAGTCCGCAGTAAGCGGCACCTCCAGTGCCGACTCAAAGCCACAATTAGTACACTCAAAGTCTTGAGTCATATCGATGTTAGGCACAGTTGCCCTGTAGGCTTGGCGAAGGTATCTAGCATCAAGCGATGGAAGGTTGTCTACAACATAGTTAATGGCCTCTGATGTAGTATTTCCATTAACTGAGACAATGATGTTTTTGAGTTGTCTCGTGACTCCCTTTTCATACGAGCCTTTGGTCTTCTTATCAAGCTCTAAGCCAGCGGCCATGTCTTTCTCATCCTTGCCGGTTAACACCTTAAAGCCTACCAAAAGTTCTGACCTTGGCAATCGAACAGTGTAAGTTCCGTCTTCTTGTAAGTCAACTAAGCCATCAAATTCGCTATCAGTAGAAGATGTATCAACAAATGAAATATCATTTAGATCAAAAGAGTATTCTTGCTGAGTAGTACAACTAGGACAAGTAACTTGTGTGGCATATTCTGAACCGTATGCTGAAATTCTAGCAGCAATAATAATTGCATTTCTATCACCGACAAGCAAGGTCTCAGGATCGATAGACTTGTTGGTAATAATACTTGAGATAACTCGTTCAAGAGCCACTCCCTTCTTTAACAAGCTGCGAGAAGTCAACATGTCTTCTTCCTTCGCTGTCATTTGCTTGATTTCAATTGTTTCTTGGCCACATAAGGGATGGCCAGCGGGGTACAAAGCACCTCCTGATGGCAATTCTACAAACTCTGTTGGAACTACAAAACTAAAATCATTTGAGTTTTGTTGGGTAACTTGCTGTGGCGGGGTAGTGTCTTGTTGTTCCGTTGCACCACCACCGCCCATTAAGCGATCACTATTTCTAGACAATATACACCTCGTTTTTTCTAGATAAATTTATTATAACATATATAAGATTCTTTTAGAGGAATTTTTATCCTCTGAAGAATTCTTTCTGTTGATTTCCACCGGTAGCTGCGGAGCCCTTAGCACCCTCACCGTCAGTTTCAACACGAGCCCAGTCGTAAGCAATGTCCAAGGACATTTCAACTAATCCTTCGCCACTTTCATATTGGAGTGCACCGTAATCAACCTTGGTAATAAATGCATTCCAGAGAGTCCACTTTTCAATTTCATTTCCGTCGCCGTCGAGTTGCGAAATATAAACTGTTCCAAGTGCACCGGCGGATCTAGCTTTAGACATCGAACCAAGATCATTCGGATCTGTGGGTGGGGAGTATCCTGAAAGTTCAACAATGTCAGACAATGTAGCGGACATGTCGGGATCTCGCGGATCAACAAGAGTCATACTAATAGGAGCCCAAGTGACTCCACCGGGATAGTAAAACTTGTGGTTAAGATAAACATGCTCACCAGTTGAAATCTCAAACGAAGGCTTGTTTACTGTTTTGGCATACCACATAAGTGATCCGCCCGTATCTGCATCGATACCTGTAATCTCTACTTTAAATCTAAATTGTCTCTTTGGATCTTTCAGGTTTCCTGAGCGATAATCATCTGACCAGAATGGCATTTTTTGGGTTCTCCTTGTATATTTTTAAATAGTATCTTAGTTTATTTTAGTCGTCAAAAGACGCACCTGTTGAGGCCACCACGAAATCAATCGCGATGAATTCAATTGCTCTAGCGGGTTTGACCATGATCTTCGCATAAAGAATGTTTTGATCAACAAGGTCGGGGGTAGTGGTAGACTCGTCAAGGATTAATCTATAATCGGAGATACCAAAGTTTGTTCTAACGGTAGCCAAGAAGGGCTCAACGAGTCCCTTGAAGCGGTTCCAAGTTGCTTGGACATTTTGCTCAAAGAGAATTGTCGAAGAAATTCTAGAGATTTCTTTCTTCAAGAAGATTACCAATCTGCGAACATTGATTCTATCAAGTGCACTTTGTCGCTCTTGTAGAGTCTTCTGACCGAACACGACGATTCCAGTGGATGGGAACGAGGCAATCGGGTTAATTCTAGCATCGTAGAGTGTGTCTCTTTCTCTCGATGTAAGCTTTGTGGTAACACCAACAATTGGGATACCTGCTGCACCTTCAGAGAGGCCGCCGCGGTTAAAGCCAGCGGGGGCAAACCAGAGGTGAGACTTTCTTTCAGACGAAGCCAACACACCCATCATTGCAACACTTGGCGGTACCCAAACAAGCTGGCCATTGCTTTCTTCACGGGTTTGTACCCATGGATAGAATGTGGCAGCATAGGAAGAATCAACAACACGATTCTTAAGATTGGTAGCAAGCTGCTGCGGAGTGTTAGGAATTTGTGCGGCCTTGGTGGCTTTTCTTTCCTCGTGAGGAGGAATGTAACCATCTTCCAAATCAATAATTGTCATGGCATCGCCGCGGTCTTCACAGACATCAATAATTCTGTTTGTAAGACCCTCGTTGGTAAGACCGGGCATAACAATCATGTTTGCGTCAACAGCTTCGGGATCTGCTAAGGTGTCAATAGCTCTAAGAATCGAGTAATACGGCGAGCTATTTCTTTCAGTTGAGCCAGCACTAAACTGCTTGTTACGGAAAGGATCGGGTTGAGTAATATCAAGTCCATCAAATCCTCCGAAGAACGGAGCAGTGAATGAGTTGAAGCCCAAGTCAAGAAGCGAGCCGTATCCGCCAGTTGCACTCTTAGACGAACCGAGAGCACGAGAACCTGACTGATAGAATGTTGTGTTATCGGAAGTCGCAACAATATCATCAAGCGAGAATACATAACTAAATGGATCAATACCTGCGATTACAGAATCTACTGGATCTTGACCAATATCGTTATTAAGCATTCTGTTAACAAATCTTGTGCTTGGATCGAATCTGTTTGACTGTGCAGTTCTTGTAGTTTGAATTCCAAAGCAGACATCTTCTGCTCTGGAAGTTGAGCCATCAGAAGATGACAGTCGAAGCCTAATATCGGGATATACAAGCGATGCAGAGAGTCCAAGTGCTGGGGCAGTTGCATTACCACCCGAAACAAAGGACTTGCGAGTTACACCACTGGCTAACATGCCAGAGCCTAAGTAGAAGTATAAACCATCACTTATTTGTTGCTCAGATGCTTGCTCTGCAATAATAACATTTCCATTTGTGTATTTGGGAGGTCCAAAGTATCCGAAGGGAAGAAGTGTGGGATCAGTTGCCCCTGCTTCGACATCAGAATTCATTTCAACATAAACATACTTAGATTGGTTAGGATATTCACCATACAGCTTAAGTCTTCTTTCAGTCTCACTCCATTCAACGAATTGATCACCAATCTTTCTAGCAATAAAGTTTGGTGATGAAGGATTGAGATTGCAATTTCCAAACTGTTCAACAATCTGAACGGAGCCATCCACATCACTTAAGTTGCGAATAACAACATTAAATGAACCATAATCATCAACACTATTATTACTTTTGCGAATTTCAGTGATCGAGACCTTGAGGTTTTCGTTTAAGTACTCTCCATGGCCGCGGCCGCGAAGTCTAAACAACTTTTGCATTTTTTCAGCACTGTAACTTTCATTGTTGCCTAAGTCTTGACCGATAAACCAGCCGGCTGCAGCTTCGCGAGAGTTAGCACCCTTCATTTGTGATGGAGAACTTGCAATCGAAGAACTTAAGTTAAGGTTGGCAATAAAACCAGTAAGTGTTGTGCTCAAGTTGGAATGTACATCTCTAGTTTCTTGATCATATGTCTCGCCAAGCCAATAGCTCTTAAGTGCAGATGAATTGTAAAATGTTCCACCGGTCGAAGATATAACTTGCGGGTTTGTATTTAATACTTCTCTTATGTATTCTTTGTTTGTATCGTCAAGACTGACATTGATGATTTCGTTCGACTCGTTCAAGCCGGCAGTGAAATTTGGTATTGAATCGCCAGCTAAACTACCGGCTTCACTACTATTTGTTTTATTTCCTGCTGTACCAAGAGTACCCTGAGTTAAAAGAACATTATTGCCTGAAGCTGTCGCTGTGATGTCTCCGCTTGTTGTAGCATTAATTCTATCAATTATTGCATCGCGAAGTTGTGCAAGGGTGGATAATCCGCTAACGAAAACATCGGCTGTTCCGCCGGCGGCATGTGCGGCCGTATTGTCTCCAGATCCGCCATTAACTTTAAACGAAGTTGACACACCAGCAGCATTTTGTATAGTGAACTTTTTACCACTAAGCAAGGTGCCTGCAGCTTGTGTAGTGATGGTAGCGGTTGCAGCAGAAGTACTACCACTAATAATATTTAACTTGAAAATACCATTTGCATCAGAGTTAATTGCAGTGCCCATGGATGATGTCAAAAGACTACCCTGTTCACCAAAAACAGAACCAGATAATTCAACCATTCCATTGTCAACATACAAAACTGCTGCCAAGTTTGCATCAACAGTATTACCAGCAATGTGTGCACTTTGTGCCGAGGCTGAATTCATAACGAAAAGACCAAAAGCACCTCCTCCTGATGCACCAGCATTGTTTGCTGTTTTCCAACCAGCTTGAGCACCATCGGTACCGTCATTGTCGGGATGCTGGTGGCCAAGGAGCCTCATGTAGGTGAGAGGAGCTACATTGGGTCGCAAAAAAGCTTTAGCTGCATAAAGACCATACATGGGTGACTGCAAGTTACCATCTCTGTAGATGTCTCCACCGCCGTTGCCCGGAACTGTTTCGCCAAAGTTTTCAACGAACTGAGAGTACGAGCTAACTCTGACAGGCTGCATCGCAAGACCACGAGTCGCCCTACCAATAACTGCTGGACCTATTGTATCTGCTGTACGGGGAATAAACGAGTTATCTATTTCGTTAATAAAAACACCCGGTGACACAAATTTAAATTTCTTTGCTGACATAATGTTGCTTTCCTTTTCTAGAATAAGTTGTCATGATGACATGTATATCATAACTTAAATAGTATTTTCATCTTCAAAAGGAGGAAGAGAAACAACAAAATAATGTTCACTTCCTGATTTAGTCTTCAAAAAAGCTTGCTTCCCCGGGAAGTGGAACTCTTTCTCTTGGAAATTGTACTTCGACAAAGTTTTCCTCTCGCTTGACTAATTCTCGATCATCGTTGTCGCCTTCGCCGATTAAGTACCCTAAGACACTAATTGTTATATCTGTCTCAAACATACGAATTTCTTCATTAAGAGTTGCTACATTATTCTTGTGAGCAAAGTTTTGATCTATAAAAGCCTCATAAATATGCCCATTTCGTCTCAGTAAGAATGAATTGATTTGACCCGTTCGTGCAATAAATGGCTCCATTAGAGAATTCATTTGTTGTTGGTACTCTGTTCTTAAAGTAATCTTATACTCTAAGTTGACATATACAGGTATTGGAATAGACAATGTTTGAATCACAATTTTATGATTTACTCTGGGAAAGTTTCTTTGACCGGGTGCACCGGTTATGTTCCTTGAGCCGGCCGCTACAGCAAAGTTTCTGGTTTTATCTTGCTTTATTTTCTTAGCTATGACCATTCTGCCAGTGCGGCCATCACCATCATTGGAAAAAAGATGAGCTTGAAAAGACCCTTTCATGGCTGGATCCTTGACTATGCCAGTCCTCTCGATACTCACAACGGGTAAAATAATTGATCCTTCTTTATCTCTGAGGGATTTATCATCTTTTACTTGAAAGGATCTTTCAGGAGATTGCCAAAAAACAGGAACACGAGTATAACCAGCATTTGTTCTGGCACTTAATTCTAAATCCTCTTTTAGCCAAGACATGATAGAATAATCAATACTTTCTAAAGAAGACTCAAGCATACCTATTTCTCTTAAAGTAAAGTTATTCTTCTTAGGTGGTAACTGTGCAAAATCAAAATCATCAGGTAGCATCAAATAATCCTCTTCTAGCTCGTTTACATACAGCCATCGTTTCAAATGTTTGATCAACTTGACCAAAAAGTTTACGGGGCGATGATAACTTAACTATCTCGTAATAAACTTCTCCGTACAAAACAAAATCACCTTGTCTTGCAAAAACATCCTGATCATCGTTTAATCTTCTCTTGTGGAAGTATACATTAATCATGGCATCAGAGTCAACACCCACACCTTCAAGGTAAGATGTTGTCTCTTCTTCAACTTTAATGAGTGCATAAATTCTTATGGGTGGCAAAAAAGTTTTCTCGATTGCTTCGCCATACATGTCATGGAAGTCAGTTCGTTCCATATCAATTGGGTAGTACAAGATTTGTTGACCAATAACTTTCTCAATAAGTTCATCGTTAACTTGCTTAACGAGGTCTCTTTCTTTCTTACCCAGAAACAAGGGAGGTGGTGGCTGTTCTGGTCTGTTCCATTCGTCTGACATTTATCTCACCCTACAAAAATTGGTAATGGAGAAGCCTTGAATATCTTCTCGGTTGCTTCGGAAGATTCTGCATCGTACTTAACAAGCTCTTTATATTCAACTTCCTTAAACATTTCCATAAGTTTTTCTTTTAATTGTTGTTGTTCTTCCTTAGCTTGTGATAAAAGTTCAGAATGATTTAGTGTTACATTTTCACCCGGAATTGGAAGTGTAGTAAATTTACCTCTAATTTGACCAAGCATTTCTTTACAAAGAGCAAGTGCATATTTTCTTATCCATTGTTTTCCAATAGAGTTAATGTTTTCATAAGGTATATTACCATATGGTAGTGTATTGATATTGTTTACACCATTTGTACCATCGTGGTATCCAGTGTTGGAAGCAAACACATCCTGATCATCAATATAAAATCTAAACCATATTTTTCTAGTATTCTCGAATCCAAAGTCTCCGGGTCTAGGATAAATTCTAAGTTTGTTGTCTATAATTTCATATGAATAGTGTGAAGTTCTTGTGTAGATTGAATCTTCATATGCAATTGCTTGCATCTTGTTTTGCCATGTTGGTATGATCTCAAAGGTAGAATCATCAGCGAACTGCCCATATGTAGAGTAATTTCCAACTACATTTATACCACCATAGTAACCAAAAAATCTCCACATTGCTCTTGGTGTTTTATAATAAACTTTATTAACAACTATTCTTTTATCACCTACCTTTCCGGCAAATGGCACAGCATTACCGTCGTCGTCTACACCACTAGTTGATTGAGATTCAATTACAGCTTGGAGATCGTAATCTTGTTGTCCCGCTGTTCCATCAACAGAAGCAGAATATTGTTGTATTGTACCGCCATACCCACCCATAGCTGACATAGCATCGCCAATTCTTTTTGCCTGTTGTACTTGAAATCTTGGATATTTAAGACTTGCACTAACTGGACCGCTCATGCTTTCACCAAGATGATCAAATGTGCCAGTGACATTACCAAGTGCATTAGATATTGTATTTTTGCCTTGATGCAAGTTTACAATGTAGGAGTATTCTAAAACAGACTCTTCATAGGCAGCATAAACATTAGCAGTTGTAAGCTCAATGTCAACTACATCTCCGCCAAGCTTTTTAAATGTATATGCAACCTGATCGGCCGCTCCGCTTAGGAACTCAACAGATCCGGTATATATGCCGAAGGGCACAGCAGATGAAACATCATCGACAGAACCAGTTGATGTAAGTACAATGGCACTTGTTTGAGATTTAGGACTAAGGTTAGTTGGCATTTAAAAGGTTCCTCAAATTAATTAGTAAACAAGCGATCAATGACCGGTTTAAAAAAATATTAGTTTTGAACTATTTCAGTTTACTTT